GTAAGGCCGATGAACGTAGCCAGAACATCGAGAACCAAGTACTTGAAAAAGCAGAAGTCGAACTCGAAGATCCAAACTTCCGTGGCCATAAGAACAAGCCTATAGCTGACTCCTGGCAGGGCTCTCCAAACTCGACAGGTAAGTCCTACGACATCGCCAAACAGCTAAAGCGGACATCACGGGAATGGGGGTCTGAAAACGGTTCCACTGACTCGATCATGACTCCCGCTGCAGCTGAGCGATCTGCCATGACAGCAGACATGGAAGCCAAGGATTTGAAGGCTGTTGCCAAGGATCTCCTTGGGGATGCCCGGATGCGTTCGCTCCTTGGTGATCTCCGTGCTCGACGCCTCTCCTTTGAGGATGTGTTCGGCGATGCTATGGAACGTATGCAGGAGGTGATGGGTCGTGATGCCACCTCTATGACACCAGATGAATTCTGGAAGCCGATCCTTGAAGATCAAGCATTTGTCACTGGTGGTAAAGACAGTGCTGATGCATGGGCTATGGAGAACGTCGTTGCTGCTGACCTTATTAACGGTTCGCTCTTCAAACAGCTCCGTGATCTTGGCATTGCAAGCCGTGAATTGAAGGATGTTGCCGATCTGATGGATGTGGATGGTCCGTTCAAAACCATCGCTGACCGTTTGATTGTCGGTCTGACAAACGTCAAGCGTTCACGGTATCTCATCTCTGACGAGTTCCGAAAACTACAGCTGAATGATCCTGCTAAGGCCGCTCGTCAACGTACCTCACGGCTTGCTCAGCTGCACGAGGAATCCCGTAGTGCGGTCCAGATGATGACCGAACTAGCTGCCCAGTCTCCTACCGATGACTTCCTCCAAGCAGTGGTTGAAGCCTTCTCCATGTCCAACAAGATCTCCAACTGGACTGATTTCGACAACTTCATGCGTAAGCGTTTGGTTGGCGAAACAACGGAGGAGGGTGTCAAGAAGACTGGACTCCTGATTAAGGAGCTTGAGGGTGTGATGGTTCATAGCATCCTTAGCGGCCCCAAGACTCCAGTTCGGGCTGTCATGGGTACGGCTACTGCCACCTTCCTCCGCCCAATTGCCACAGCAATGGGTGCTGCAATGAGGTTCGATGGTGACACCCTACGCACTTCTTTGGCTTCTACCAATGCCATGATCCAAGCCGTTCCTGAGGCGTTCCAACTCTTCAAGACCAAACTTGGCTCCTACTGGAATGGTGATATTGCTGAAGTTCGTACTCGCTTCTCTGAATACAATTCTAAGGATGAGCAGTGGGAACTGTTCGGTCATTGGGCTGAGACTCGCGGCACCGTATCTGATAAGGCTGCTTACCGTATCGCCAACATGGCACGAGCAATGAATGATAGCTCGTTGCTGACCTATTCCACGAAGCTAATGGCGGCTACTGATGATGCCTTTGGGTACATCATCGGACGGGCACGAGCACGTGAAAAGGCACTGGCTGAGGCAATTGACCTCAAGCGGAATGGTGATGTCTTTGAGGTGACCCCTGATCTAATCAAAGGATTTGAAGACCGCTTCACAGCTGAGATCTTCGACAGTGAAGGCAATCTCACGGATGCAGCAGCTGATTATGCAAGAAAGGAGACAACCCTTACCAAGGATCTCTCTGGCTTTGCAGCTGGTCTTGAGAAAGTCTTTGCAGCTAACCCTTGGGCAAAGCCGTTCTTCCTATTTGCTCGTACTGGTGTCAACGGACTTGAACTGACTGCTAAATACACCCCTGTATTCAACTTCCTTGTTAAGGAGTTTAATGACATCACGTTTGCTTCTGCAGATGACTTGTCCGGGGTTGCTAAGTACGGCATTGAAACAGCACAAGACCTTGCCAATGCAAAGGCTCTACAAGCTGGCCGTCTAGCTATCGGCTCTTCGGTCATGTTCATGGCTGGCCAATACTTCATGAATGGTGGGCTAACTGGCAACGGACCGACTGACCGTCAGAAACGTGCTCTCTGGGAAGATGCTGGCTGGAAACCCCGCAGCATTCGGATGGGTGATGTCTGGGTTAGCTACGACTCCTTTGAGCCGTTCAACCAGATACTCGCTGCTGTGGCTGACATTGGTGATCACTCCGAGATGATGGGACCGGAGTGGACTGAACAAAACCTTCTCAAGTACTCCCTTGTTATTGCACAGACGGTCACCAGCAAGTCCTACCTTGAGGGTCTCTCTCAATTCGTAGACCTCTTCTCTGGTGATGCAAAGGCTGGCCCTCGGATTGTGGCTGGTCTCCTGAATAACCAAGTCCCGCTTGCTGGTCTTCGGAATGAGATCGGGCGCATTATCAGCCCACACACCCGTGAACTCAGTTCGTCCATTGAGGATGCTATTCGCAACCGAAACCTGGGTAGTGAGACGCTTACCTCCGATCCACTGCCAATCAAGTACGACCTGTTAAACGGCAAGCCCATCCGTGATTGGGACTTCCCCACTCGGATGTTCAACGCTATCAGTCCTGTCCAATTGAATTTGGATAACGGCCCTGGCAGAACCATGCTGTTCAACAGTGGGTATGACATGCGTCTTTCGACGTATTCGACGCCAACTGGTGTGTCTCTTGCTCAGAATCCCAAAGTCCGTTCCTTGTACCAACGTGCAATTGGTCAGCAGAATCTTGAAGATACGCTGAATAAGTTATCGGCTCGCCGTGATGTGCAGCAGTCCATTGATCGGATGAATTGGGACCGTAGCAACGGTCGTAGGTTCATCGATCCCATGAAGGGATATCTCCATACCGATCTTATCCGTAATGCCTTTGATGAAGCTCGTCGCAAGGCATGGGCATCGATCCAAACACATCCAGACGTAGTCAAAGCCGTATCTACCAAGAAGGCTTCTGATCTGGCTGTAATCAATACCCGCGGTGGGAACTACTCCACAGCCGAGCAACAAGCTCAAACCTTCCTTCAACTTAGGAACAAGTAAGCGAAATGGCTACTACTCAGAATACCTACACAGGGAATGGTTCAACCATTCTCTTTTCTTTTACCTTTCCATATCTTGATGAGTCCGACATCAAAGTTGCAGTCAACGGGACTCTTACAACTGCATATACCCTAGCCAACGCTACGACTATCCAGTTCAACACTGCTCCAGCTAATGGATCTAGTGTTCGGATCTATCGAGAGACTGATGTTTCCAGCAGCCGAGCTACGTTTTTCCCCGGCTCTGCAGTGAGGGCGCAGGATCTGAACGACAACTTCGCTCAGGCTCTCTACATTACTCAGGAAACTGCAAACTTTGCTGCATCAACAGATGCATCAGCTGTTCTTTCAACAGCTTCACTCGCGCTCTCAAACTCTCAACAAGCAGTAGCTGTGTCAACTGGCGCCGAATCAACAGCAAATGGCATTGCTGCTACGGCAAACAGCGCTCTTGTAGCAGCCAATAGTGCGGTTAGTACGGTTAGTTCCGCTTTGCCTAAATCAGGTGGAGTCATGACTGGTGACATTGTCTTTACCTCGTCTCAGATATATCCGAAGGTTCCCCAGAACTTCCAGACAGGTAGTTATACACTTGTCACTTCTGACGCGGGTAAACATGTGAGTATTACCACGGGTGGTGTAACAGTGCCAGCCGTGGCATTCTCCGTTGGAGACATCATCTCAATCTACAACAACTCTGGCGCAACCCAAGCGATCAATCAAGGGTCAGGTGCTGTACTTCGTCAGGCGGGGACTGCTAACACAGGTAATCGGACGCTTGACCCGTATGGTGTTGCCACGCTTCTTTGCGTTGGTGCTAATACCTTTGTCATTAGTGGTGTTGGAGTTGCATAGTGGCTATTCAACAGATGCTTCTCGGTGGTGGTGACCTCATTGCAGTTGTATCTGCCACCACTACCACGCTCAATGCCTCTACGCTATTCGGCCCTAAATACTCTCAGTCCGTCTCAAAACGTCTGATCATTCAAAGTGGCGTGACTGTTGGCAGCACCAACCCGTCAACCCCAGCACTGCTAATACCGGCTGGACTTTCTGGACAGCTAATCGTAGAGAACCTCGGTAGCATTCAAGGGGCAGGCGGTTCGGCTGGTGCAGCGGGAGTCGGAGGCACCGGAGGTGATGCGATCTACTCCCAAGCAGCGTTCAGACTTATCAACCATGCAGGCGCCACGATCTATGGAGGCGGCGGTGGAGGTGGTCGCGGCGGAAGTGGTGGAACCGGCGGAACTGGCTACTATAACTACGATTGTAGCTATACACAATCATTAGGTTCTACTCCTTATGGCAACTTTACGTTCGACTGCAATGCTCATTGCAATAATACGTTCGGTGGAGGTGCTTATTGTGCTTCTAGCAACAACACTCCTTATTGTCAAGTTCTCAACTCTGGATTCACTGTAGTTGCCA